ATCCAATAGCGGGAGGAGGTATTCGACGGCGCTCAGGATGGCGTCGTCGCTGAGAGGGACTTGATAGGTGTCCCCTTCCCACGCGAGGCCGATGGCGAAGGAGTTGGCGTCTTTTCGGCCTTGCCACGAGCTAACGCCGGCGTGCCATGTGCGTTGGCTGGGCAGGGCGAGCACGGTGCGCTTGCCGTTGCGGGCGATGATGCAGTGGTAGGAGACCTTGCTCACGGGGTCCATGCACCACGAGACCGAACCCGCGTAAGCGCCGGAGCTGTGGTGGAGCACGATGTGGGTGGGCTTGATGACGCGGCCGGCCGAGACATTAGGCGTCTTGCGGTTGGTCTGCGGGTAGTAGCGGACGGGTGCAGATGCCGTCGGGGACGACGGCGTTCCTGTGGACTTCGACTTCGCCGGTGCTGGTGCTGGCGCGGCGGGTGGCTGGGCCATGGGGAACATTCGGCGGAGGAAGTCGAAAATGTGCATCACTTGTCGCGGAGGGTGCGGCTGGGGATTTCGGGGAGCTGGTAGGTGAAGCGGCCGTAGTCTGTCTCGAGCGAGACGCCGATGGTTTCGCAGCCGGTGAGGAAGGCGAGGGCGAGGAATATCCAGCCGAGGAGGACCATCAGCGCGGCGACTTTTGCGGGCGTCATTTCTCTTTCCGGAAAACCTCGATCAGTCCGATGACGGCGATCACGCCTGCGGTGATGGCGTTGACGGCTTCGGGGTCGAGGTTGATCCCTGCCAGGCCGAGGAGAATGGCGACGCCACGGATGGTGCTCGGTTCTTTGAGCTTGGAGAGGATTGCTTTCATCTCCCCTGCGGGCATGTCAAAGCCTCACGGGCGATTGGCTAAGATTTGCTCGATTCGCTTGGTTCGTTCGTCGATGCGGGCCAAAGTCTCGGCGCGGTCGGCGGCGGTGGCTTCGATCTTTTGCAGGCGGGCTTCCTGCTTTTCGTTTTCGACCTCCACGCGGGAGACTTTTTCGGGGAGGATCCACCAGGCTTGTGAGGCGCTGAAGACGGTCGCCACCAGGGCGAGCGCGGCGATGAACTCGCCGACGCTCATTTTGATTCCTGGCCGGTTTCGGACGATCTCGCTGCTCATTAGCTGTTCGCCTGGGCTAGGAGGGTGCCGACGATGTTCGTGGTCGCCACATTGGCTAGTCGGTCGGTGTTCAACAGATCCGTCTTCGCTTTGATCGCGGTGATGTTGGCCGATGGGATGTCTCCGGTTGCTGCTGGTGATGCGGGCAGGTTGTCGGTTTTTGATTTGATCGCGCTGATGTCGCTGTTCGCTGGAGCCGTGTAAGAGCTGCTGGCGAGGCGGGTGCTGACTGCGGCATCCACTCGGCCAAGCTCGGTGCTGAGTTCGGTGCGAACGGCCGAGGCTACGGTGGCGGCGCTTGGCGCGGTGGCTCCGGAGATCGGCGCATCGATGCGGGCGAGTTCGGTGCTGAGTTCCGTGCGAACGGCGCTGGCGTTTTGCGCGGCGGTTGGGGCGGCGGTCGGGGCCGTGTAGTCTGCCGAGGCGAGGCGGCTGCTGATGCTTTGGTCGATTCTCGAAAGCTCAGTGGAAAGCTCGGTGCGTGTGGCGCTGGCCACTGCCGAGGCGCTTGGCGCGGCGGTCGTGGGGATGCTGTCGAGTTTTCCGCCGTTGCGCTCGAGGTCGGCGCGCACAGCGGCGACCAGTGAGACTTCGGAGAGGTTTTGGTTTCCGATGGCTGCCACGATGGCGTTGAGGACGGCTTGGCCGTCGGCTTCGTTGAGCAGCGAGCCTTCAACGGCAGCCGCGATGGCGGTGCGCTCGGCGCTCGTTAGGCTGTAGCCGGTTTTGTCGGCGGCGGCCCAGACTGCGGCGGTGATTTCTGCGGCGGTCGGAGGAGTTGTCGGGGCTGTATATGACGAACCGGCCAAACGCGAGGAAACGGAGGCATCCAGGCGACCCAACTCCACGGCCAGCTCGGCGCGGATGTCTGCCACGGTTGGGGCTGATGTGGGGGCGGTATAGTCTGCATCGGCCAACCGGCTCGAGATGCTGGCGTCCAAGTTCGCGAGCTTGGTCGAGTTCGCATCCATCTCCTGGCGGATTGCTGTGACCGTTGGAGCGGCGCTCGGCTCGGTGTAATCAGCGGCGGCGAGTCTGGATGAGATGTTTTGATCCACTCGGCCAAGCTCCACCGAAAGCTCGGTGCGGACCTGTGAGGCGATGGCGCTCGCGGAGGGCACAGATGGCGCGTTGGTGAGGGTCGTTGTGGTGGCGCACAGGGTGACATTGGCCACGGTGTCGGTGGAGGGGTTGAAGGTGCTGGCAGGAACCTCGGCGGTGCCGGACCACACGATGCTGCCGCTGCCGACATTGGCACCGGCGCTGCGGAATGCGAGTTGGTAAGTTCCGGCTGCGCCTGCCATGTTGCCGGTGTAAAAACCGGTGCTGCCGACTTCGGAGAGCGAAATGGCAGACCCGACGGCGGAGCCGGATTGGTAGGGTTGAGCGGTGACGGTGAGGCCGGTGGTGGCGAGGGCGATGTTGAGTTCGTTTGGCATGGTCGTGGTTGGTTAGGAGTTTGCTGGAATCCACTGGCGCTCGACGCGGTCGGCGAACCAGACGAGGTTTGGCTCCCAGTCGCCTTGGTCGGGGCGTTCGATTTTGATGAGCGGGATGATTTGCGGATCGACCCAATCTTCCGGGCAGGGATAAGGGCGGATGGTGTCGATGCGTGGTTCGTCGTTTTCGTCCAGAACTATGCTGGCAAGCTCTTGGCGTCCGTCTGCGAATATAAGTCCGTATGTTCTCATGGTGTTGTTTTTGGTTAAGTTCCGTAGGCGATTTCGACGGCATCGACGCTGGCAACCCAGCGCCAGATGGTGGAGGTTGTGCCGGTGACGCTGACAACGAGAGCGTCTGACGCATCGCTCGCGGAGAGCGCGATGGATGTGCCTGCGGCGTTGTCAGTTCCGATGGTGATTGGCGCGTAAACCTCGCTTGTTGTGCCAGCGACATTCTTGAGGCAGTATTGCCGCATGTAGTGCGCTACTGCCGCTCCGGTGCTGGAGACTCCGGCGATGTTTATTGTCAGAGCGATGATTTTGCCGCTTGGGACGGTGAGGCGGGTGCTACTGCCATTCAAAAAAAGCTCGACTGCGGAGTTTGTGGTCGTCTTGTTACGCATGACGAATCTGGCGGATTGAGCGTCTCCGCTTGCGGAAAATTGCCCATTCGCCCTTCCAACCATTCCATATCTATTCGCGCTGGATTGAAGTCCACTTGCATGGGAGTGATCTCCACTGGATGCATTGCTCTGCCCTAACGCTACTGCGTATTGGCCAGATGAAGAGTTGTTTGCACCAATCGAATATGAGCGGCTACCCGATGATGTATTGGATTCTCCTATGCAAATTGAATCACTTGATCCAGTAGAATTATTTAATCTTCCAATTGCGATACAGGAATACTGGGTTGCCGTATTATTTACACCAATAGATATGGCTTTATCCCCACCCGCAGAAGTCGATCCAAACGCATACCCTGATGTTGTGGTGCTGGATGCTCCTACTGCAACGCCTCCAAAACTATTGGCTACAGTATTTTGTCCAATAGCTATACAGGTTCCAGCGGATGCGCTTGCGCTTGCTCCTAATGCAATTGTATTATCTGCTGATGCTGAACCTTGAATAGTTATTGAATTTACTCCAGATGCTGTTCCGCGAATACCTACTGCCCCAGTTCCAGATGCCGTTCCGCGAATACCTACTGCATCTGTTGCAGTTGCAGCTCCGCTAATCGCTAAAGATGTTGTTCCGCTTGCTGTTGCGCGGTAGCCTATAGCAACAGAATTTGACCCGGACGCAACTTGCGTTGCAGCAGACCGATCTCCGACAAGGCAGATTGATTTTGATCCACGCGCATTTCCGCCAGTTAGAGTGCCATCCGGTTTCTGGCCTGCAATTAGCGCACCTGTGCCTTTCGGCGTGAGAACAAGAGCGGAGTCGGTTCCCGTGGTGTTTTGAACGATGGCCACATTAGCCTGGATGGCGATGATCGAGCCAGCGGTGATGTCGGTGGTAAAATTGATCGCTGCGCCGCCGCTTGTCGCTGAGACCTTGAATGTGCTGCCGGAGATGTCGCGGACGAAATAGACGGTGGTGGTGTTTAACCCGCTGCCTCCTGTCAAGGATGGGAACATGACTCCTTGGTTAGCGATAAAATTGTGACCAGTGGCAGTGATGACATCGGTGGCGGCATCGCCTGTCGCCGAGTAAGCCACGATGGCATCGTCCACAACGAGGCCGGAATTTTGCAGGATGGTTCCATCCGTGCCGTCGGCGCGGAGGATGGCGTTGTCAACTGAGCCTGCGGTGAGCGGGCGAGATAGGGCGTTTGCGATCATGGGTTTTTAAGAAAAATTGAGAGAGGTTTTGGAAGACCACGCGCCGGTGGCGCTGGCTTCGGTGCTGGTGTTTCCGTCTGCGGAAAATTGGGTTCGGGAGATTTCCCACGCGGTGGCGTCGTAGATCGAGCCGGTTGCCGGCACATCCGAATAAAGGAGGTATCCGAGGAAAGTAGTGTCGCCTGCGGAGTCGAAAACGAACACGCGGTCAGGTGCTTCGCCTGCGCCTGCGAGGCGATATACCTCTCCCGTGGAAGGGTTGCGCGAGTAGATTCTCCGGTCGCTGTGGTTCACACAAATCTCTCCCAACGAAAGCTGAGAGGTCGTCGGAATGGCTCCGGCGAGTGTGGATTTTTTCGGGACTATTGTGGGATTTGGCATGGGCCGGATTTATTCAGCGGAGATTTTAGGCTCCCCCGCTTGGCGAGGCGCTATGTAGCGCCCCGCCGGGGAGTGGTTGCGGGTGGACTAGTAAACTCCGCCGTCGATGGTCGTCTCGAGCGCGGTGATGCGGGTCTCGTGGTCGGCGACATCGCTCTCGAGGTCGTCGAGGCGGCTGTCGGCGCTGGCGTTTTCGAGGGTGGTGATGCGGTTGCTGAGGCTGGTGTCGGCTGTCGCCCTGGTGGAGGCTTCGGCTGTGATCAAGCCAGTGACGGTCGTGATCGCTGAGGCGCGCGCTGTTTGCTCGCCCGAAATCGCGCTCTGACGAGCGGCGGTTTCGGCGGCGAGGTCGGTGCCGAGGTCAACGATGTCTTGCTCGGCTGCGGAAACGCGGCTGGTCAACGCTGTCGCGGAGGTCTCGACCCCATCGATGCGCAGGCCCAACGCTGTGTCGCCGGACTGGCGTGAGCTGGTCTCGTCGGCAATATCGTCGTTGATTGAGAGGACGGCGGCCGCGAGGGCGTTGTCGTTGGTCAGGTCAACGCTGTTGATGAGGTCCACGACCTCTTTGAAAGTATCGGCATCCGCTGTGGAGGCGGAAAGGATCGCGTCGATGCGGCCTTTTTCAGTCGTGATTTTGCCGTCCAAAACGAGGTCGGCTGCTTCGCGGGCGCTCTGCTCTGCCGAAACAGCGGCGATGCGGGCTGTCTCTTCTGCTGTGATGTCGTCGGCGAGGTCGCTCTCGGCTCCCTGAGCGCGGGAGATTTCGGCGTTGAGATTGTTGGTCAGCGTGGTGTCGGCTGCTTCGCGGGCGGATTGCTCGCTCGAGACGGCGCTATCGACATAGGTTTTCTTTGCGAAAACATGCTCGCCGCCGATGGCAAGGACGCCTTCGGCGGTGCCGATGAAGAGGGACTTGTTGAGCAGGTCCATCGCGAGTTCGCCCTGTTGCAGGGAGACTGGCGCGCCGGAACCGCGTTTGATTTTGAGGATGGGATTAGCCATGGCTTTTTAGGTGGTGGTGTTTGGGTTGGTGTTCGTGGGTGGGTGATTGTCAAAAAGAGCCCGCATCGATGACGGGGATCATGAGCGCGTAGGCGTTCGCGGAGGGCGACCAACGCCACGGCATTCCCTCGTCCATTGCGTGATACAAGCGGTCGGCTTTTCCGATCGAAGGGAAGGCCGAGCGGGTGGGATATTCGACGATTACGGCGGGGAGCGTGAGGTCGAAGGCCGAAAGGTCGAGCTGCTGGCGAATGTTGCTCTCGGTGATTGTTGTCATGCGTAGGCGAGAGTCTCCCGGTTAGCCCACGAGCCGATGGCCGAGGCGGTTGAAAGCACGCGACCGGCGGCGTTGAGGGTGCTGCGTTTAATGGTCCAGGTGGTAGCGGTCTCGGGCAGGGCTGGCGCGGTGGGGCGGTCGGCGTTGAGGAGGCGGCCGCTGTAGGTGGTGAGGCCGTCGAGGGTGGAGTCGAAGGCGAAAAGATAGAGGGTCGGATCGATGGGCGGCTGGACGGTTCGCAGGCCGAGGGCGGTGGCGGCGATCTGGGTTCCGGCGGCGGGCGGGGCGTCGAAAGTGATCGTGCCGCTGGCTTCGCTGACGGTGTAGTCGGTGGAGGGGTTTTGCGTGACGCCGTTGAGGGCGACGAGGACATGGGCGGGATTGCTCGAGGCGAGGCCGCCGACGCTGTAGGTCGCCGTGGTGCCGGTGGCGATGTGCGTGGTCGCGGTGATCGAGAGCGCAGGCGCGGACGAGACGATGAACTCGGCGAGGCCGGTGATGGCGCTGGCGGCGTGGGTGTGAGTATTGAGTTGGGTCTGGAGCGTGCCGATGCTCGCGGCGGCCTCCGCGATGGAGTCGAGCGCGGCGGGGTCAAGGTTTTCTGCGAGGTGGTCGATCCTGGCATCCAGTGCGGTGTCGGCTGCGGAAAGGGCGGCGAGGTCGGCATCGAGGCCGGTGATCTCGCTCTTAAGGTGCGTGTGGGCAGACGGCGGGAAGGTGGCTGGCTTGCCGGTTATGGCTTCCCACCTCGTCGCCAATGATGTCACGACGCCTGCCGAGTCGATGGTGGCGAAGTCGCCGTTGGGCAGGAGATAGAGGCGCTTGCCGGATGCGGGCACCTCGGGAGCGCTTCCGGCGATGCCGAAATTGATGAAGCGGATTAGGTTACTCATGGCATGTAACCGATTCCGTTCGATGTATTGAATGCGGCGACGGCCTGATGGGCGCGCAGAGGCGTCATCCACTTGTCGTTGTCGGTGCCTACTTCGGCCTCGGCTTGTGTGGCCTTCCCGTCAGGCATGACGGCCGGTGTGCCTTCCGTGCCGAGAATTACGCTGTTTTGGATTTCGACCTGGAGCGTGGCGGTGCGGGTGGTCTCGCCGGCGGCAGTCCATCGCACCTCGAGGTAGGCGGCGACGGCGAGCGGGTCGGCGTCGAAGGCGGCTTCAAGCGAGACGGTGTTGAGATTCAGCACGCCTGCCTCGGCGAGGGCGAGGTAGTTGGCATCGCCGAAGGATTGCTTCAGCGCGACCGTGAGGCCGGTGCCGCTTTGCGCGGCAACTACGGCTCCGTTTTCGACGAAGATGACCTCCACCGGCAGGAGGTCGCGGCGTTTTAAAACGAGGCGGTCGATGGCGACATTGCTTGCCGCCGACTTTGTGAACCGCCTGTTTTTTCTGTCGACGAAGAGTTTCATGCCGCTGCACGAGCGGCGGGTGTCAAATCGTCTCCGCGCGTTTTATGGAGCGGTCGGGAGGGCTTCTAGTTCGGCGCGCTTGGCTTCGATGCGGGCGTCGAGTTCGGCCTCGTCGGCAGACCATGCGAGGCGCTCGCAAAAGAGGAGGTTTTCGTAGGTGACTTCGATTTCCTCGAAGAGGTCTTCCGGGCGGGGGAATTCGCCATCCGCCAGGACAAGCGTGGAGAGATCGCGCATCCGGCGCTCGATGCGCGTGGCGGCAGGGTCCCAGTAATTCACGCGGACAGATTGACCGATGTAGGCGTCTTTGGTGGTGGTGATCATGCGGTGGGTGAGGTAACGACGAGCTGGTCGGCGGCGTTGTGGTAGCTTAGGCGCGGTTGCCCGGAGGAGTTTTGTGAAATTCTTTTGTGGAAAGAATTTCGAACGATTGATGCGTTCAACAGAGAAGAGTCTGCATTTATGTTTGCAAAGGAGTCTGCATCTATTGTGTTTTTGTAAAAATAAGCAGGCGTTATTAAACGCGTTGCATTTTTGATTGTGTTGTATAGAAATTCAGCTCCACATGTTAAATATTGAATAAAATTTAACTCATTATATAAAACAGCATTAGAAAAATTACAGCAAAGCAAATTGTTGCAAATATTATTTAAAAAATTACTATCGAAAATGCAAGAATTTGCTTCGTTTATTGTATTGTAAAAAAGAGTGTTGTTGTTTGAGGTGTTGTTATTAAATTCCTTTCCTATTTTGCATTGCACAAGGCCGACTTCATTGTTAAAAAAATTACCATCAATGTCACAGGTTTGTATCGTAAAATCATTTCCAACAACTGCACTTC